TACAACTCGCCACCTGCTCTATTGTATTTTCCAATCATTCTTCTAATTGTATCAACATCTTCCTGTGGTTGATGATATCTTACAACTTGATTTATTTTTTCTTTTGCTTTTTCTCTCATCAAGTCGTATTGCTCTTTTGCCTGTATCAATTTATCTTTTACTTTATTTTCGTAAAAAGATTGAAATTGGTCAGCAATCACTTTTCGCTTTTCTGCGTTAAGTGTTATTTTTTTTATTTGCATATTTCACTCCTTTATTTAATCCCAACATATCCTATATAAAATAATTTGTCAAATTTTTTTTTGGCACAACCTGTAGTTGTATGGTCCAGTTTAGAATGGTTCTAATGTATAATACACACTAACCACCATCCCCAGCCACCGTCCAAGGGTATAGGATTTTTTAGGATATGTCAAGAAAAAAAATAAAATTTATTTTTATGTTTGCCTTATTCTTGCCTTATTTATCCCATATACTCCCAATATGACAGATCAAGAAAATAAAAATACATTTGATAGCTTACCAGATGATTTTAAAATATCTGATAAGCAAACTTTTATATTAATAAAAGATTTATTTGAAATGGTTAAAGATAATAACAAACTCATAAATCTTTTAGATAAAAGAATTAGAATATTAGAATTAAGAGATTAATTCTTTTGGGACAACTTCTGGTTGTGGTTTGGGATTATCTCTCCCACGTTTCTACAACTAGAACTGATCCCTGGTCTATTGGCATATGCATTTATGCGAGACGTCTTAAAGTACTTAGTCAATGGACCTGGGATCAGTGATGATGTCATTAAACACACGTGGAAGACATCGCTGGTCCGGCCCTGGCCGCTTCATGCGCATACTGGGCCGCAAGCTTCAAGCTTCAAGCTTGACAGCTGGTCCGGGATGTGTTACTATAGGATTATAAAGGAGAAATATATGGAAAATAAAAAAGAAGATTACGATTATAATACAGCGTATCATATGCGAAGAATAGCGGATACCCTGGAAGAAATCCTGCGGCTGGTAAAGCAGGACATGGAACGAATGAAAAAATTAAATGAGTAGAAGGATTGAGAGCCCAGTGATTTTAATAAATCACTGGCGCTGGCTCGAGGCCAACGGTTACAAAAAGGAAGCGGCAAGCTGCAAGCGCCAAGCAGCAAGCTTGACAAGAAGACAATATAGGATTATAAAGGATTATGAAAACAGAAGAAGCACTTAAAATTATAGGAGGCAGCCTGAGCAAGCCTTCAAAGATGCCAGGCTGGTCGATAGGTTTACCTGCCAAAGAGTGTAAAACAGGCGGCAAGCTTCAGAAGGTTAAGGGCTCAGTCTGTTATGACTGTTACGCGCTCAAAGGTTGTTACGTCTTCAAGGTTGTTCAGGATGCACAGTATCGAAGGCTGGAAGCAATTAAAAGCCCGCAATGGGTCACTGCAATGGTTCACCTAATTAACAGCAAGAAGCCTGATGTCTTTAGATGGCACGACTCAGGAGACGTCCAGGACCTGGAACACCTAAACAAAATTTATAAAGTTTGCAGGGCAACACCGGACAAGCGTCACTGGTTACCAACTCGAGAAGCTTGGATCAAAGATCACCTGACCGACAAGCCCAAAAATTTAGTCATACGATTTAGCGCGCCGATGGTAAACCAGACGGCGCCTGCTTCGTGGCCTAATAGTTCTGAAGTGGTGACAGCTGGCGCTACGTGTCCAGCTCCAAAACAAAACAACGAATGTCGAAACTGTCGACAATGTTGGGACGCCACAATTAAGACAATTAAATATGGTAAACATTAAAATGGTTTTTTATCATCCAAAGTATTATAAAGAATTACGCAAGCGTAATAAATCGGATCAGGCCATTAGTAGTCTCGACACTCGCGAAGTCGTTGACAGCGTGCGCCCTGGTCCGGGCCTCAGGGGACAGGCTAAAGTCCTCAAGCTTCGAGCGTCAAGCGCCAAGCTTAGAGAGCAGCAAGCTTCAGGAGGCAAGCTTCAAGCCCCAAGCTGCAAGGATCAAGCTTCAAGCCACAAGCGTCAAGCTCCTTGATTACCTTCCCCTCATAAAGTTTTACTTGGTTAAGGGAGAGGGCCTTAACC